TCTGAAGAACCTCTTGACTCAATTACTGATCCAGTTGCGTAAGCATCCGAACCTGCACAGTCAAAAGAAAGTGTAGCTGTTCCACCAGTTGTATCTTTAGCTTGAGCGTAAACAACAACACTACCTTGCGTTGCCGCCGGTAATGTACATGCACACGCTGCTCCACCAGCATAATTTACAACAGAAATTGTATCTGCTGCAAGAGTTAATGTAGATGCAGTTGCTACATCTGATATTGATAAACCAGTTAAGTCAGGCATGCCTGAACTCATTCTAGTTGTTACTGCTCCAGTAGACGAATTTTTGGTTGCCACTTGGAAACCTTTTTCCGAACGTACCGGGCCGTTAAACGTTGTTGAAGCCATAATTATATCCTCCTAGTTTTGTGATCATAGTCTCTAGGCCGTCGACTATACGCGTCTATGATCTTTTTATAATTGTATAGTAAGAAAGTTATACTCTTCTTTTCTATAGAGCGCAAGAGATTCTGTGATGAAGTGTTAATTCAGGAATGTAGCGTTTTTTATTAAGTAGCTACTGAAACTTGTGGAGCCGAATTAGCAATTGCATTTTCTCTGTTTGCAACCCTAGCTTCTTCAAGCTTGATCTGGGTAATGACTTCTTTAATTTTGTCATCTATCCTGACCATATTGAGAGTGTATCTACCTTCGTTAAGGTGTTCTTGCTCCCAACTCAACTCCAAGGACTTTTTCTGCTTGTACAGGTCTTGGATCATTTATAACCTCCTCATAGGTTATCCACTTTTTACGGGTATCGTAAAATCCCGTTGTGTCCCACTTTATACTCTTTTCTCCCAATTTGTCAACTATAGATTGTTCTATAGCTTCAGCAGAATCTTCGCACTTAATATTAAATTTAGTACGGTACCCATAAGCGTATATTATAACTTGAAAGTCCTTTATCATTTTTCACCTTTATTTTAAACAAAAAAGGGGCGATTTCTCGCCCCTTTTAATTTTTTACGTATACTTATTACGCACCTTCTACGCCGAAGATACCTCTAGGGTCTGATACTCCAAATGAGTATCTTTCTCTAGCTTTGTATCTTACGTTTCCAGTATCGAAGTCACCTTCCATTGCAGTTGTTAATGGAGCTCTTGTGAACATTTTCATACCGTTAGGTACGTCTGTAATGATGTAGAACGCATCTGTATCAGTTAAGTAATTGTTCACTCTATAACCTTGAGGAACCATTCCCATAGATACGATTGCATTTATATCATTGTCAGCTGTTCCAGTTCTGCCTTGAGATTTCATCAATCTCTCTGCTGTAAACTGAAGCTCTGAAGGAATAATCATTTTTACTCCTCTTGCTGCAACTTTAAGACCTCTTTCGTCAGTCATTTGACCGATGTCGATCAAAGATTGTTCTAACGAAGTTTCGTTAAGATCTGCCTGCGTTGTTAGGGTATTTTGAAAAGTACCACTTAACGTAGGGTGAGATGTGTTAAACAAGCTTACTCCATCACCTGAATCAAAACCATCAGTTGTTGGTAAACCGTTGATCAAAGGATCAACTGCTTTTACTTGTTTCGCATTACTCATAGATCTTGCTAAAGCTTTTGTATATCTAGACGCAAGTCTGTCGTACAAATTGTCCTCGATCGCTTCTTCAGTGATCGCGAACGCTAGAGCGATGGTCTCGTGAGTGTATCGAGCAGTGAAAGTCTCTTGAGCATCATCAAATGATACCCCTTGACCTTCTGGTTTTACTGCTGCGTTACCGAACCCAGATAACATAACTTCTTCTTCAAAAGCTCTGTCACTGTTTTCGTTGGTATAAATTTCAGCATGCTGATTTTCATACCTTTTGTATTCCAGGCCAAATAGTGCATTTAAACCTGGCTCTAGTTCTTTTACTAGTTGTGATCGTGATATTGCCATAATTTATTCTCCTATTGACCTATTAGCTGTCTCTACCGTTAATGAAAAGATTAGCCGCACCGTTCTGTACAACAATGATGTTGCAACCAGCTGCAGTAGCGTCCTCGTTTTGAGGGTCTTCTGCAACTCTTACGATTCTGAACATTTTAGTTTCAGCTCTCGTACCAACATCTAAAGTTGAAGTGGATTGACCATTTTTTGCATTAGTCGCGGCAAAGTCATTCATGTTTCCGACAGTACCGATCATAGCCTGTGTTACCGCTGCATCCGCTTTTACAGTGTATTCCTGTAAAGGGTCATCGTTAACAAAGCCAAAACCATCTGTACTACCAGTGTTTGGATTAGTGCCGAAAGTAGTACTCGCAGCAACTGAATTTGCAAAAGTTGGTTTGCTTGTGGTGTTATCTATGTAGAAAGCACCGTTAAACACTCCAACTAATAATGCTTCAGTAGCAGTTGTGTAATCAATACCACCTGCTCCTGTGTCATCAGTTGTGTCTATACTAGCATCTTGTAGGTACCCTTGGTCTCCAGAACCATCCTGAAGAGATGCAGGGTTTCCTTTAAAAATGCCGACTCCTAACCCGCTTTTGATTTTGTACTTTGATTGACCTTCGATTGAAGGCGTATTGCCTAATCTCATTGCCATTCTTAAGCCAAAACCAGTTGTTGACGCGTTAGCCATAGTTGTCTTCTCCTATTAGTTTTTACTTACTCGATGATAGGGATTAACCCGAGAATTCCGTATTAGGATTTCTTTGTACCACCGAAGGTTACACGAGATTGCCTTTCAATATTGATTGGCATTCTCTTATCTTGCTCCTTCATGAGATCGTTGTTTACTGCTTCGCTTCTCTCTCCATGTTTTTTAGACATGTATTCAGAACGTTGCTTCGCAACCTCAACCGGTACCTTTGCAAGCAAAAGCCCACCAACTCCGACAACCCCCTTATATCGTCCTTCTTCGACAATAGGATAGTCAGAAGCATTTATGATTTCCTCGGCTCTTACTAACTCATAACCTTCTCTAATTCGTCCAGTTATATTTTTAGTGTCTTGGAAACCAACACTCTCTGCCCTAATCCATCTGTACCTGAATCCATCAGGTGCAGGGGGTGCATCTAAAGATGATGGTGGAACCCAAACCTTTGGTCTTTCAGATTTTGACCTCGATTGGTTCGCACGAGAAGTTTTGTTATCTTTTTCCATACGCTATACCTCCTTCGTGATTTTTAATTGTTTTGCGTACTCTTCGAGTGGCACACCTAATTTTTTAGCGATTGCTACCTGTGATGATGTGAGTTTCACAGTTTTTGTGCCCGGCCTAACTACTCGTCTAGCCGAAGCCACAGTTTGCGTCGGTCTAGCCGACGTATTGTTTTCTTTTATATCAAACTTATGCGGGAATTCAAGTCTTATTCTTTTATCAACTTCCGCATAATATTCGCTAGTTTTAGGGTCAAAACCTTCCTTATCCACTAGATCCTTGTGTATTTCAAATGCTGTAAAGGTCATAGCTCTATCTTGTCCGAACCATGAATTCTTTCCAGCCCACTCTTCCGCTCTAGGATCTGGGTCAGGTAGATCTTTTGGTGTTTCGTTAGGAAGTTTAACTGCATCGTCCAAACTTTGTGGTTTTTCCTCTACAATTTTATTTTCCCTCATGACATTCAACCTTGCTTCATCAATTGATAATGCAGCAATTCTTTTTTGTGCATTAACTTGAGCAGTAGCATCGCCGGACTCAATGGCTCTGGATAATTCTCCTTGTGCCATTTCCATTCCGTCTTTTACTCTTTTCTCAAATTGAGAAACATAGTCTTTATTCATTTGACCAAATTTTGAATCCAAAGATTTTCTTTTGCCTTCAACTGCTCTTGCATAATCTAAAGCGGCCTTCTCTCTCCGCTCTGCTTCACGCATTTTTCTAGTTAATTTAGCAATCCTCGATTGGACCCCTTTACTATAGGTCTCTAATTCTTCGTCTTTTGGTTTTGATCCTTCTTTTAATTCTTCTTTAGGTTCTTCTTTTACTTCTTCTTGTTTCGTTTCTACTTTTTCTACTTCTTCGTTACTTGTTTCTTGTTTCGGCGCTTCGGTTTCTACAACCGACTCGTCTTTTTTTTCAGCAATATCGACTTCGGCACCTGGGCCTGATGTATCAATATCAACTGTTTTCTTATCTGCTTCTGGCATAGTTTACTCCTTTTCTATGATTAGTATTCATGCAAGATATCCTCTGGATTCTTGATCGTGGCTAAAACTTCGTCGTCGTTTAGCATACGTATTTCTCCACCTTCTATCTTTATTCTTGATCCAGCATATCGGGCAAACATTACCCAATCTCCTTCTTTGCACCAAGGACCTTTAGGATATCTTTCCTTGTCCCTGTAACAATCTGGACCCATTCTTAAAACTAACCCTGTTTGTGACGCAACTTGTTGTCTCTCGAGAGCTGTTTCAGCGATGATAACACCGCCTTTAGTTTTCTCTTTCATTTTGAAAGGTAAAACCAACATTCTCCAACCAGTTGGTTGAGGTAGTTTATCTGAATCTTGTTTTGTTAAATCTTTTTCTTTTGATGTTTTGACCCCTACTAATTCTTTATTTGGTAGGTGGATTTTTGATGTCGATGACTGTTCCTTCATTTTGCTCCTTATCTTCTAGCAGGTTAGAGAGTTCCTGTTTAGTTGCCTCTAGGGCGTTTATCTGTCCTATTATATAGTTATATTTTTCCATAGTGTCAATACCACCAGTGGTTACAGCCAAAGAAAGTTGTTCGGCTCTTCTGTTTAAGTATTTGATTAACTTATTTATAACGATTTCTAATTGCATATTTACCTTTCTATTTGTTAATTAATGGTTCTATTACCTCTAATTTATCTTTAGCTTCAGCTATTTTAGCGATTAATTTATCCATTTCCTCAAGATGTTGTGGATGTTCGCCGATACCAACTGAACTGTTGATATATATTTTAATAGTAGCTTCAGCTTTTGCTATATCTGCTTCATATTGTTTTTTAAGTGCTTCTAACATTTATACTCCTACGTTTTTTAAATCTTCAACCGAGTTTATTTGATTTAATTTATTATTCTCTAATTCATATAATGGTGCCCCTGTTGTAAATCTAGTGCCATTTGATCTTTCTCTGACACTACCTTTTTCAAAAAAAGAAGCCTTGTTTAAAAATTCTTCTTTTGGTAGCCATCCACATATTTGAACATTACCCGTTTTTTTATTAATGCTAATTGCAAGAATAATATCATTAGCCATGTCTTTTTGATAACCGACAAAATTATGCACATAAAAATCTCTCATATCTACAGTTCTTGTCATAGTTTTTATGTCTATTTTTTTATTATTTAATTTTAAATCTTCTAAAGAAAAACCACTATCGTAAGTTGGTAAATCTTTTCCAAGCGCTTTATAAATCATACACTCACCAACAATGCCTGTGTATTGTTGTTCACGATTACCATTAAATCCTGCAGCTCTTCGACCAAAGTTTTTAATTTTAATCTGATTGTTTGCGTATTTTCTTATGTCGTCTGTAAGTTTTAAATTTAACATTTCCATCTTCTTCGTGCCTGACGGATACGAGAATTTGGATCGTTACGAGTTTTTGCTGATGCTCTTTTTAGTTGCCCTAGTGATCTTGCGCAGTATGATTTTCTGCGTTTGGCAGCTTTTGATCCTGGCTTCACTTTTCCAGTCACGGCTGTTTTTAGTTTAGAGCCGGGATTTAATCTTCTATAGGCTTTGACCCCGGCTTGTGTCATACCCGCTCCTGACTTTGTAGGTCTGAAGTTCTTTTTATTTCTTGGA